CGCACAACCAGCGGCGGCGTGTGTTTGCTTTTTTCTCTAAGCGCCAAGGCGAGATCCAGGCAGGCGACTTTTCGTTTCTGGACTCTGCGGATTTTGAGCCAGTCGAGAAAGTAATCTTAGACACTGTACTGTATGAGGATCAGCAGCTCAGCAAGCTAAAAGGCCACTTTGACCAGTTCCCGGAAGACTACGTAATCTTTATTACAACCATGCTAGGGGTTTACTCATACCCTTTTTTGAAAGGGAACCTTGGTGGCTAACAGTCCCGACACCATCGTCTGAACCCAACATCATTAAGCGTACAAACCTAAGCAACCAGGCAATGATAGAGCACGCTCTGGTGCGACATGGTTACGGTACGCTTGATGAAATAAGACAGATGGACACCCGGGATTTTCTTGACGCGATAGAGTACCAGGAAATCGCATCAGCCATTGAGCAGTACCATGTAAACGAAGCGCAGCGGGCTCGGTGACACGGCCCGCTGCCGTGCTATACTTGGCCGAAATGTAATCAGCATGGGCGCACAGCATGGCCGAAGTAACAGAACTCATCACCCGCTTCAGCTTTTCCGGCTCAACCAGGCCGCTAGAAGACTACAACGGCAGCTTAGGAAAAGGCATCGGCCTATTAGCTGGCATGACCGCAGCACTAGGCGTTGCCGTTGTTGGTATCAACAAATGGGTGGCCGGTGTTAGCCAGTCGCTCCAGCCGCTAATAGAGCTGAACGCCCAAACCGGCGTGGCAGTCGAAAAGATTCAAGAGCTATCATTTATTGCCGAGCAATCCAGCTCATCAACCGAGGCGCTGTACTCATCCATAAGTGGGCTTGGCGCAAAGATAGGCGAGGCAGCGCAGAAAGGCAGCGAGGATTTTTCACGCCTGGGTGTGAGTGTCAGGAATGCCAACGGGAGCGTTAAAGATACAGATGTTGTTTTGTCCGAGGTGGGCAATCGCTTCAAGCAACTTGGCCTGTCAATGAACGAGCAACAGGGCTTTGCCGAAGCGCTCGGCATAGACCCTAGCCTGTTAAGCATGATGAACAAGACCGGCGCAGAGATGGCCAGTCTACGCGGTGAGGCGCAGCGCTTAGGTGTTCTGACCGCCGACCAGGTGAAGAGTGCGCAGGATTATAACGACGCACTTGGGGCGCTTGGATTCGGCATGGAATCGGTCAAGCGGTTTATTGCCGTGGGCCTTGCGCCTGAGTTGACGGAGATGACCAAAGACTTTACGGACCTGCTGGCGGCTAACAAAGACTGGATCATTAACGGTATCAAGGCGACTGTGGGCGTCCTAAATGATATGGTTGATGCGCTCATCCGGCTTGCTCCATTTATAGCGGCTGTCGGTGCGGCGTTTTTGGCGGCGAAGGTTTACACGCTGGGATTTGCTGGCGCGCTTGCCCTTGTTTTTTCGCCCGCCATTCTAATTGCTGCGGGAATTGCCGCCGTTCTAGTTGTATTAGATGATTTGATTGTGGCTTTTCAGGGCGGCAAGTCAATCATTCGTGATTTCTTTTTAGAGTTCTTTGGGTTTGATATAAAGCCCCTCCTAGAGGAAATAGTGGAAGGCTTTAAAGAGGTAGTCGAAACCCTGAAAAACTTTGGCGTCGGGATCTTTGAAAGCTGGACGAGCATATTCTCAGGCATAGGAGATATTTTATCCGGCAACTTTAGCGAAGGGTTTGACAAGATAGGCGAAGGGTTTTCGACTATGGTTGACACATGGGGGGAGTTATTTACGAGTGTATTCGGGGGAATATTTGAATGGCTAGGGAAGCAAGTAATGGACATCCTGCCCGATTGGGCCGTAAACTTTATACAGAATGACACTCCAAACGCTAACGCTATGGGCGCTAGTCAGGCGTTACAGCCAGGCGGAAGGAGCGGCATCATGGATCAATACAGCCTTGTTGAGCAGACAGTGGAGATGAACATAAGCACATCAGATCCAGAAAAAGCAGGCAAGGCGGCGTCTGACGGATTGCAGCGCCAGCTTGAGGATGCTCGGAACCAGACGCGCGGCAGGCAGAGCAGATAATGGGAAGAATCAGGGACTACTTAGGCGGTCAGTTTAAAAACGACAGCGAAGAAGAAGACATTGGGATAAACGGTTTTACAACTGCGGCGCGTGTTCGTGAGATTGTAAAAAGAAGCGCCACTATCCCGGTTACTTTTCTGGAAAACGGCACGCACATTAACGATCACATTATACGCGACCCATTGATTTTGACTATTGAGGGTAACGTGTCGGACACGTTTGTACTTCCCAATCCTGCAATTGCCGCTTTGCAAGCCGCACAGACTCAGGTGGGCAGCATTACGCAATATGCGCCAGCTAGGACACAAGCACAGCTTAGTCGTGTATCTGGCCTTGCTAACGACTTTATAAACGCAGTTGATCGTGTTGACTCGTTTCTTGACGCCAGCGATAGGGTAGCTGGATACCTTGGATTGCAGGACGATACAGCCGTAAGCAACATTCAGAAATTTATTGACGACATGGAAGCGGCGCAGGCTTCTGACCAACTAATCAGTATCGACATGCCGTTTAAGACGTACAAGCAGATGTACATTACGTCATTGGAAACGACACGAAACAACGAAACGAACGCTTTAGATTTTGTCATGGAGCTAATGCAGTTCCAGTTTGCAGAGACATTGTTTGCCGATACTGGGCCAGCGCCCGACCCGTCAGGCAACACAAACGGGCAGACGGAAGGGTCTAAGGACAAGGGCGTTCAGGAAGGCAAAGAGGTGCCCCAGTCTGTTTTAAGTTCTGTTGGTGATTATTTTGGAGTAAGTTTTTAATGAAGCAATTACAGAACCTAACAGACGATCCGATCCAACGGCACACCATATTGTTTGAACAGAGCGAGATTAAATTTGTGTTGCGATTCTACCCGCGAACGCAGGTATGGTTATTCGATGTGGAGTTTGGCGACAAGCAAGTGTATGGCCTGAAGTTATCGGTTGGAGTCCTTCACATGACTAGCCAGAACCAGCCGTTTGATTTTATTTGCGTGGACAAGAGCGGCAACGGGATTGATCCATTCACTCGGACAGACTTCAGTGGTGGGCGATGTGAAATCTATTTGCTGGAAGCTGCGGACATGAAGCTTATCCGTGGCGTTGAGGTGCAGTTTTGACCACGCCAAGATTTAACAGAACCTACACCCTAGAATTTGACATTGGCTCACGCACCGAAGTCATAAAGCCACCTTTGCGCATTAGCTTTGAAGTCGATAAATCTATCAGGGGCAGTCTAAACAAGGCGCGCATCCAGATTTACAACATGGAAGAACGCAAGCGCCTAGCTCTCGCAAGGGACGCAGAGGACCAAGGCGCACGTATACCTGTGCGGCTGTCATGCGGCTATCAAGACCGGCAAGAGCTGATCTTTAAGGGCAACATCTTCACAGGTAGCACCGAGCGCCAAGGACCGGATCTTGTCACCATCATAGAATCACAAGACGGTGGCACGGACTTTCAAAACAGCTTTACAAATCGCACAGTAATCGGCGGCGATCTGTCAGTTAACGCGATCCTGAACGACATGGTGAATACAGGCATCGGCAAGATTTCACCACGGTCGGGGCTGACCCGCCCCAAGGTGCTTATCGGCAACAGCGCCGAGCTTTTAAATTCACTGGTAGCGCTGGATGAAAGTTGGTATTTGGAAAATGAGCTGCTGTACATCATCAAAGAAAACGAATCAGTAAGCCGGTTTATTCCTATCGTCAGCGCAGCCACTGGATTGATTAGCACGCCAACGCGTGATAGCAAGCTGGTAACGTTCCAGACGCTTATCAACCCAACGGTAAAAATCGGCGTTAGAGTGCAGCTAGAGAGCACTACAGCGCCTTTCATGAACGGCATATACAAGATTGAAACAATTACCTACAGCGGTGACAATTATGGCGATGCCTGGTCGCAAACATGCACAGGGCGATTGGGCGCGGGAACGGTGGTGTTATGAAGACTAAACGCGAATTGATAGACGTAATGAACGATGCAATAGAGTTTGCGCTGTCAAATCTGCACACGGCAACCATTGCAAAAGTTACGGGTGTTCAGTCAAAAACTATCAGTGTTCAGCCAGTGATTAACAGAGTGTACCAAGGACGGTCAATCGCGCTGACCGAGTTTGTAGAAGTGCCACCGGTATTTATGCAAGGCGGCGGAAGCCACACGGCGTATCCAATAGCTGTTGGCGATTACTGTCTGCTGATCCTCACAGAGAGATGTTTTGACCGTTGGTACGGCGGCGCAGACTTTCAGAGCCCGGCTGAATTCAGGATGCACGATTACAGCGACGGCCTGGCGATTGTTGGTGTCAATCCTTTGGCCAGCGCAATCACTATTCCAAGCGTAATCCAGCAGACTGGCGACACGAATCAAGACGGCAACTATACGCATCAGGGCGACCGGACGCAGGTGGGCGACTTGACCATTACGGGTGATCTGACGCTGACCGGCAACATGCAAGTTAACGGCAACATCACATGTTCTGGCACAATATCCGCTGGCAACTTTTCAGGCTTAGGCGGCGGCACCATGACAAGCACTAGCGACATTAAATCGAAAGGCATTAGCTTGACCACGCACACCCACAGCGGCGTAGAGCCTGGCACCGGCAACACAGGAGGACCGCAATAATGCAGGTCAGCGGACTGGACAAGAACCTCGACTGGCGTTTTGGCAAAGGCCGCGCAGTTTACAAACGAGACTCTGCCGCTATTGCGCAAAACGTGCTGACTCGGCTGCGCTCGTTTCGTGGAGACTGGTATTTAAATGTGGAATTTGGCATAAACTGGATTGAATTGCTGGGCAATCTTGGCACAGAAAACCGCTTGCTTCGTGCAGTAGAATCAACCGTATTGCAGACTGACGGCGTGATCTCTATTCAGCGGCTTGGCATAATTCGGCGAAATGTCAATAGAGGTGTTACAATCGAACTCCAATATACCGACGTTTTCACGCAACAAGATTTGCAGACCCTGGAGCTCACCGCATGACAGCGCCACGATTCACGCCAGACGGCATTCAGGTACAGACCTTTCAGGAAATCTATGACGAGCTGGCGGCGGGCTACCGGGTAATCTATGGCGAAGATATAAACCTTGAGCCGAACAGCCCTGACGGTCAGCGCGTAGCCATAGAGGCACAGCTAGTTCTTGATTCGCAGTCGTTCGGCGCACTTGAATACAATCAACGCGATCCAGACTTTGCGCTTGGTCAGTCTCTTAACTCAATCATAAAGCTGTCAGGCATCACGCGCAGGCCAGCCACGCGCTCTCAGGTGGACGTTACTGTCGTGACTGATAGACCGCTTACCCTGCCGATTGATTACACCGTAGAAGACGACCTAGGGCAGTCGTGGTCAACGCTTGCAGCCAGAACACTAATTGCCGGGACCACAACCGTCACTGTGTTTGCCGTTAACTTTGGCGCAATAGCCGCTGATCCTGACACCATCGTCAACCCTGTTACCGTTGTTATCGGCGTGCAGTCTGTTACAAACCCGGCATCTGCAACCGTGGGCATTGACGAAGAAACAGATCAAGAGCTGCGGGTACGTCGCAACAGGTCACTAGAGACTCCGACATCATCCAGCACCGGAAGAATGTTTACGGCTCTGGCAAACCTGCCAAACGTCACCGATGTGGCGGTATATGAAAACGACACGGATGTCACAGACGCAGACGGCATCCCGG